TTAAATAACTTTTCTCATGCTCCCCTGCCCGTGGGGGCGTCCTGGGGGCAGTGCTGTTGGCATCTGATTGTTCAGCATGTTGACCTGATCCTGGTTCATGTCGCCAATCCACTTGGAGTAAACCTCGTACACCATGCGCGCATCTTCATGTCCCATCTGACTCGCTATGAATGACGGGTTCGCTCCGGCCATCAACGTCCAGCATGCGTAGGTATGCCGTGACTGATAAGGATTCCTTTCGCGGATATTGGCAAGTTTAGTGCCTCGCTTCCAGCCATAGGCAATCGAGTTCTTGGAGAAGTAACTGCCTTTTTTTGACGAATATGCTGTCGGTGAAAAAACGAAGCGAAGAGATTGCTGCTCAGTTTTTCCGATCTCCCGATGGTGAAATCGAATTTCTTGCTTCGGATTAGCGCCGGTGACTTTGTATTGTTCCTTCAGTGCATCCAGAGCAGGTTTAAGCAACGTTATCGTCCTTATTCCGGCATCTGTCTTAGGGGGTACAAATACTCGCTTATTCGTCAAACTTCTGGATACGTGGATTTCACCTTTTACCAAATCAATGTCTTCCCATGCCAGGGCGCATATCTCGCCCGGCCTCATCCCCGTATGTACGGCAACAATGATGATTAATGCCTGGCTACGGGGAAGGGCGGCTATCAGTGCCTGGTACTCATGAAGTAAAAGTGGGTCGGGATCATTTTTCGATAACTTGAGTCGCGACACTCCTTCATAAGGAGCATGCAATATAAACTGGCTTCGGTTTGCGAGCTTAAGCATTTCTGATAAAACTGCCATCTGTTTATTGACTGTTGAGGGCGCGCGGCCCTGCCTGGCCAGATTCGGCATTGCCGGATTAATAATTGTCCCGGTCAATAACTCCTTTCGGTAATGCAAAATATCGGCATGCTCAATATCTACCAGACGGGTATTTTCTCCGATTACACGCAGTAACGTATTTACGACCGAAGTAAGCGATAGCAGTGTTGCACCAGATACCTCTAAGGCTTTGGTGTCTGTAAAAAAATCACTCAGTTCTTTAAAGGTGGTGATTTTTTGGGTTGTGATGAACTTCTTAAGCGCTTTAGATTCCGGGAAACGTTCCGCATAGTCGAACTTACCGAGCTGTATTTCACTTGTTATGAGCGCGCGAAGATTTCCAGCTTTTTTGATGTTGCTTCTATTCACCGTCCAGCCCCGAAGGACTTCGCGGCAACGTTTGCCGCGATAGGTAAATGTAATCCGTATTTTTCCATTATGCAGCTCAACGCCGGTTGGAAAGTCCATCATGCTTCCTGTACTAATTGGTTAATCTTTGGATAGTTGTACCAAAGCAGACCTTTAGAATTGTCAGTTTCCCCGAGAGCTGTCAGATGTTTGAAATGCACGCCTTCGATCCACAAATTCAACCGATAACTTTTAATTTGTCTTTCAGACAAGCCGGTCTTTTCTGTTAGTCGCGCTTCCACCATCCACTCTTCGCTGAAAATGAGTTGCGACATACATAACTCCGATGCCGCCAGCCACAACAGTACATGCTGCAACTGGCTGTTAGTGAAAACCCAAAATCAGTTTTTTGTCAGGCGCTGCCAGATTGCAGATACGTATTTGACCTGATGCCGGGCGTCAGAAAGCGCATTGTGCATGTCGCCTTCAAACGGGATGTCGAAGCGCGGGTTGATACCGACAGATTTACCCAGTTCAACCATGGTCCTTACGTCCCAGTCATTCCAGAACGGAACAGCGAAGGGGGTCTCTGTTAATACATATGCGCGGCGGAGAATGACGTTATCAAACGAGCATCCATTACCCCACAGCTGAACAGTGTGACTACCGCTAGCAGCGTTTTCAGCGATAAAATCAGCCAGGAGTTCAAGGGATTCACGCAGCCCCATGGCCTCATCAACAAGAATGGCAGAGCGGGCTTCAGATGATTGTTTCAACCACCACTGAATCGTCGACGCATCCGGTTTCATGCCAAACGACATCGATGATTCAAGACTGACAACCTGGTAAAATTCGGCACCAGTGTTACCAGTTGAAGGATCAAAATATACGGCGCCGATAGAGACTATTGGTGCATCAGGACCGCTGCCCATAGTTTCCAAATCAACCATCAGGTGAGTATAAAAAGCGTTCAGGTGATCCGTATCTATATGGTGAACGGGTTCATTATTTAGGGAAGCTGGAGGCTCACCAGTTGCATCAGTGCTTTCAACTGGCAAAGCAGTTGCTTCGCCCTGAGGCACTTCAGCATGAGCTTTGATTTCGCTGTCGTCAGTTTTTTCCATCTGCACATCGCTGGTGGTTTCCTCGGTATTGGCTTGTTGTAATTTTTCTTCGACGGCGCGCTGGCGTACCTGGTCTACGACAGAAAGCGCGGCTGCCGGCTGGTTACCCATCAGACCATCGATGGAGAACACGCCGTTGCCCATGTTGGCGATTTCTGGTTGTTCGGCTATTGCCTTCTGTTCAGCTGTGGACTTCTTTTTAATCTCGTTTTCCCAGCTTTTTTCTGGTACGTGACCGGCTGCCGCCAGGGTTTCTTCAGTTGGGTGCAGGTGGTCGGTTTCAGTCAGGTTTTTGTTGATGTAACGGCTCAGCAGTTCCGGGAAATGGTGATTGTTTTCTTCTGCACTACGAATAAGCGCGAAAATTGCGGCGCGGGAATAATCCAGGATGCCAGCGCGTTTGCGCAGGGCGGCGGACCACTCTTTGAACGGGCTTTCGTTTTTAGCAATGATCTCTTTTGCACGACGGAAAACGCCACCTGGGATATCGTAGATGTTGAAATCCATTGGAAGTGTGGCCAGCGCAATATCAATGTCCAGAGTGTCCAGCGTGTGGACAAGTTCCGGGTTGCGATCGGTCTTATTGCCACCACCAGCGTTGGTTCCGGAATCAGTGCGCTGAATCTGCGATACACGATTGCCCTTACACCACTCTTTAACCAGCAATCCGCGGTCAATGTGTTCAGTACTGAACCAGGCCTTAAAGAACTGAATTACGGTAGACAGATCCACTCGTTTACCATCAACCGGGAAAATAGTTTTTAGCGCGCTGACAATTTTCCAGATATCGATCTCTGGCGCTTTCCTGAATGGTTCTACATTCTCGGCGGCAAGCAGCAGATTTTGCACGTAGCTGTTATCCACATCCAGCTCAAGTTCCTGAATGGTTTTCTTCTGTTCAGTATCAATATGGTAAGCATATTCATCAGAAATAAACTGAGCCAAAAGGCGCTGGCGTAGCGGGAGAGTCGCAACGGTAATGAGTTCTGGCGTTACAGGTGGAACGGTGGGCTCATCACCCACAATTCGTGCTTTATTATCGTTAACCCACTCCTGCACGGTTTGAGTCCGCGCTTTCGGTTCCGCAATCCATTCGGTAATAAATTCCTCAAATGAAGCAATGGTATAGACCTGCTCACGATCGAAGACTTCTTTTATTGCGTTTGCCAGGTTCCACTCGACATGAGCAGAAAGCTCTTTCGCCGCTGGCACATTTGCAACGGCTAGTAACAGGTTTTGTATATAGAGATCATTTTCGTCCAGTTCCATTTGCCCGATCTGGACGTGCCGCGCTTCACTGATTTCCTTCTCTTCACCGTCATTTAACAAGTGCGCAATCAGCCGCTGAGACAGGCGCAGGCGAGATATGGGGCGGAGCAATGCTGGCGCATCGTTGGTGGGTACATTGGCACTGGAGGTTTCAGGTTTTTGCTGGCTGGAAGCCTCCAGATTTTCATTATCCGGCTTCTGTTTCAGTTGCCACGTTTGCTGGTCTTCTGCCAGTTCGTAACGATCGCACCATGTGTCATCAAGTGTGCTTTCCTCAGGAAGATCGTCAACAACAAACCAGTTGGTGCGGACAGGTAATTGATAGTCGGCGCCACGACCGACGGCAATATCGTTATCTTCGAGAATATTGAGGATTTCGCGTTCTGCACGGGAATCTGATTTCGCAGAGAACCAGCAAAACAGGTTTTTTGCCTCAGTTGCTTTCGCTTTGGCTTTAATAAGATACGCATACGTTAACATTGCGTTCGGGCTCCATTGGATTGTAAGATACCCGGCAGCTGATGATCGCCGCCTAAGGTAGTGGTTATTGGTCAAAACTCGTTCCGGAAAGCTTTGGTCGGCTGACCGGGTACTTAACCCGCCTTGCGCGGGTTTTGTGCTTTATGGGGTAGGGGATTTTCCCTGCGCCAGTTGTGCGACGGGAACCCACTCCAGAGCATTCAGCACAGGCTCAAATGAATCAGGCGTGTGAGTAACGGCGCGAACGACGTCAGCCACGCTGGGGTTTGCTTTGCTAAGGTGGTATCCGCCACCAGCGCCACGCTGGCTGGTGACGATTTCACTGCTGCGCAGCTTCGAGAAAATCTGCTCGAGGTAAGACACAGACAACTTTGATTCCTTACTGATAGATGCGATGGAAACAGGGTTGCCGTTGTAAATCCTGTTGAGGATGGCAACGACTTGAACAGATGCCACCACACGTTTCATTCCAAACTCCATAGTCACTTCCTTACTGATGCTGGCAACAGCCATTGGTCAAACTCGTTATGAACGAACTGCAGTCTGTTGGTCGGCAGACGGGTCGCCTTTCTGGGCGAGCGTGTAGCAAATCAGTCGAATGATTACTTCAATGCGATTTAGATGTACGGCCTGACACCGCACTGGTTTACGTGCGAAATCGATCATGGATTTATCCTCTTGCGTTGCCCTTGTCGCCAGGCTGGCGGAACGTTGAACCTGCTGCGTTATTTTTTGTGTGCTTTGCTGGTGAATCAGTAACATGTTGGTCATCACTATCCTGATTGCGCAGACTCGAAACTGTGTATCAGAATTCAACTGACTCACCGCAAAGCACACGCCGATGTCATCTCATCCGGTGATTCGTATGCCGCCGGCAGCTACTTCGTGGGCGTCCTGCCTCGATGACGTTTTCGATAGAATGATTAAATCATTGGTTTAATGTTTATGTCAATCATCAATTGATGTGGAGGCAAACATTTGCTTTATCAGTCGTGAAAAACTAAGGGGAGGGAGGTTCTGACAAAAGGGCGAAAAAAAACCGGCAAACGCCGGTTTCAATGGATGGGAATAAACTCTTAGTTCACATCGTTAGCCTTAAAACGACCACGAAGATATTTCTCAACGTAATCATCAATTTCCTTTAACCGCAGTGCAAAGGTATCGATCATTCGCTCTTGCTCTGCCTCTGGTAGCTGCCTAAACAAGTTAAGCATTTTGCTCTCGTTAGGCTTGAGACCTGAATCTTCTGATACTTTCTCACCTAACAACCAAGTAACGGACACGTTGGCGGCTTCCGCAATTGCTATGGCGGACTTCTTACTGATAACTCCCTTCTTAAACCACCCATTCACAGCTTGAGGCGTAACTCCTGCAATGCGAGCCATATCAGCTTTGCTGATCCCTCTTTGAGTAATTTCTTCTAAGCGGGCTACCAGTTGGTTATTGAGATCGTCAGTGTTTTTCATACACCCATTGTAAATGTTTGGTTTATAGTCACAATAAATTTAAAGTTTGCAATTGATGTAAACCTATGGTTTATTACTCTCAATTTAAAAAGGAGATAGTTATGACAGCCATTGATAACGCAATTCGACTAGCTGGCTCGGCCAATAAATTAGCTTGCACGATTGGTGTAAGCGGAATGGCAGTAAGTCAGTGGAAAGCAAAAGGTACTGTTCCTTCGTCACGGGTACTTCAAGTCTTTAGCGCTACAGGGGTTACCCCCCACGAACTTAGACCCGACTTATACCCAAATCCAACGGATGGATTACCTAAGGAGTGACCATGCAAACCATCTCTTTTAAAAACCATACCCCGACGATGGTGAGAACTCAGAAAACAAAAAATCAGTTTTCTGTTTGTCGCCGGGATTGGATGAAGTGCAAAAAAATCTGGGTTGCCGTTCGTGAATGGGAATCGACATTACCAGGACAGGCACAGGAACGGATCGCTCAGCTGGTGGCTGAAGAGTGGGTCAAAGCAGATGGCCGCGGAATTTCTGTTAGTAAGCAGAATTTATTCCGATATTTGAAAAACGAAGGCGGTTCAGAAAAGTACACGGCTTACGTAATGCAGTTGTCAGGCTCAATCATTGCCGCTATGCCAGTTCAGATTGCCAGGAAGCACGGGTTAAGTAATGCGAGCACAGAAGCGGAGCTGGTGGCGAACGCTATCAAAGAATGCTGTGAGGCACACCAGGCGAAATTAATCGGCGCTCCGTTACAGAAGCTCGAGAAGGAGATTCGTGAGGCGGCAATCGCATTGTTCAACATGTTACCTGCTGACGCGGCGGGACCACTACTGGCGAGCATAAGCGCCGTAGCGCCGCAATTGTTTTAATCGAGTTTTGACCAATGACCATTATTACTGCAACTCGCGGGGTGAAGTATGCCTAATCCTTTGGCTAAGGCCATGCCTAAGAGTAAGGCTAGTAACGAGCCTTACCGTAAGGTGAAGATCACCATGTGGGATGATCCTAAGTTTCGAGCCTTATCACCACTCCCGCCAAGTGGGCAGAGTCTGTTTATTTACCTGCTTACGGGTCCATTCACAGGGATTATTCCCGGGCTGTATAAGGCGGGAAGGGCGGCTATGGCCGAAGAATTAAACTGGGATGTCGAAGCCTTCGACTTAGCCTTAGGCGAAGCCATAGCGTTAGGTATGGTGGAAGCCGACCTTAAAGCCAGAGTTTTTTGGTTGCCTAATGCGGTGAAACATAACCCGCCAGCATCAGTGAACGTGATCAAATCATGGGCAAGATCGTTTGAATTACTGCCTGAATGTTCACTGAAAGATAAAGCATATGAAGCTCTCAAAGCCGCCTGCTACGGGGTTTCTGACGCTATGGGGACGGCTTTCGATAAGGCTTTCGCCTTGCCTAAGGATAAGGCTAAGTCTTTGGCTAAACCTTTGCCATCAGGTATCCAGAAAGCAGTTAGCAGTAAACAGATCTTAAACCCCTCTCTTAACGCGGGCGCGATGAAAAATCCGAATGGGAATGAACTGCCATCCCCGGCCATGCCCCGATACCTGGACGGTGTTGATGAACCGATCGGGAAATTCAGCATGACAGATAGCTGGCTTCCCTCCAGAGACTTCCGACAGCGCGCTGCATCGTGGGGTATCTCCCTGCCTGAACCAGATTACCTTCTGACTGAACTCGCAGAATTCACCGCGTATTGGGAGTCGGAAGGGAAAGTTTTTACACAAATCCAGTGGGAACAAAAATTTGCCCGACATGTAACCCGGGTGAGAACGCAGGTAAAACCAGAAACCGGAGGTAACAGTCATGTGGGAGCAGGATCCGAACCAACAGCATCCCGGGCAGTTCAGCAAATTCAGTCAGCACACGCAGAGTGGCGCCGCAGGAATGGACTTGATGGCGACGGAAACAGCCTGGCGACTGTGGCAGGTCATGGGGGAGGTGTATTCGAACCGATGGACCCAGAAAAACGGGGCGGAGCCTTCGCCTATCTGGATAGCCCAGATAGGTTCGATGACTGAACAGCAAATTAGGTTGGTCTGTCAGCAATGCATGGAGCGCTGCGCGATGGGAAATACATGGCCGCCTGACCTGGCTGAGTTTGTTTCTCTGGTTTCAGAGAGTGGAGCGAATCCATTCGGACTGACATCGGAGCAGGTTATGACGGAATACCGACGCTGGCGCAATGAGTCATATCGGTATTCAGGAAGCGATAAATATCCATGGCCTCAGCCCGTGCTGTATCACATCTGCATCGAAATGCGCAGAACGGGCGTTGAACGACAAATGACAGAGGGGGAACTGAAGCGACTGGTGGAAAAGTTACTTACGAAGTGGTCGAAGCATGTTGGTAACGGACTAAGTGTGCCACCAATTCGACGTCAACTGGCGGCGCCGCACCATCCGGCGGGACCAACGCCAGCGCAGCTACTGATGGAAGAGTACAAACGCCGCAAAGCGGCAGGTTTAATTAACTAAAACGAGTATTGACCAATGACCATAGAAATCTCTCAGAAAGATCGGGTAGCGATAGTGGTACGCCATACCCCGAACTGCGTATTACGTGATGTGTGTGAAGCGCTGGCCGCTGGTAAGTTTCTGCGCGCGTTGACTGTCAGCGGCACAGTCCTGCGTACTCACAACGGAACCCAGTATGTTTATAACATCGCCACGGATGCAGAAATACCCGACGTAAAACTGCCCTTCATGGAAGAGAAAAGCGATCCGGTTGAAACGCAATTAGCGGAGAAAATGGCGAGAGACCTTAAGTCCCGGGGACTCTGGCGGCGCGCTGCAAAGGTATATACCGACATGTTAGACATTGCCCGTAGTTCAGCTGAAGTGTCACGTATAGCGCAGCAACGTAATGAATGCCTGCGTATGGCCCGGAGATGATCAGCATGCCAAGACCAAATACACCAGAAGAGCAGGCGGCACTTATCCGGGTGATCATCGAAGAGGTGAAAATCCGCGGACGCTTAACCGTTAGCGAGGCATCACAGATGTTGTTGCTGCATCGTCAGACTGCTGAGAAGTATTTCCGCGTAGCAGCCGAACGCGGCGAACTCATTCGTTACGGTCGTCTTGGTTTGTTCAGGGACCAGAAGGCTGTGATTGATTTCGATCTCCAGCGATTCTCATACGGTTCGAGTAAGCCTGTGATTGAGTTACCTGCAGATTTTCGGGGAAGTGCAGTTATGCGCCGGGTTATTGAAATCGTGGGGAGGATGCCAGCATGACAACCGAAAAACGGTGGAACATGGCTTTCACTACTCGACGTTGAGCATGTGCTGCTAGTGGTAGGCGTAAGATTTAAGGATGAGTGATGGAACCTCAATTTTATGGCTCTATCTGATTCCTTTTCATGACGCTGGCGATGTCCTCATGGTTATGCTTATCTGTGATAAGAATGATATGAATAGATTAGGTATTATCATTTGAACAGTCATGATTTTCCTTTCGCGAAGTGGGCATTGAATTAACGAGGGCATCGATATGAACACTCAACCAGTTATCGGGATTAGCGGATGCTTGACCGGAACAGCTGTGCGGTTCGACGGCGGCCATAAACGAATGGGTTTTGCGATGGATGAACTGGCTCAGTGGGTAACTTTCAAGCCTGTCTGTCCGGAGATGTCCATTGGTTTACCTGTTCCCCGCCCAGCATTGCGCCTGGTTAAAACCAATGAAGGTTATATCCGCATGCGTTTTAGTCACGAGCCTGGTGAGGATATAACTGACAAAATGACTGAATTCACAACTCCATATATCCGAGGGCTTAGCACCTTGTCTGGCTTTATTGTCTGTGCCAAATCACCGAGTTGCGGTATGGAGAGAGTGAGGTTGTATGACGAAATGGGAAATCGTGGGCGGAAAGAAGGCACGGGTCTTTTTACTGGTGCGTTAATGAAAGCATATCCGTGGTTGCCGGTTGAGGAAGATGGACGTTTGCACGATCCGGTACTGAGGGAGAATTTTGTCGAGCGCATCTTTGCGCTCAATGAACTTAACATCTTAAGGGCTAATGGTCTTACGCGTCATGGGATACTTAGTTTCCATAGTCGCTATAAGCTCCAGCTTTTGGCTCATAACCAAGCAGGCTATCGTGAAATTGGGCCTTTTGTTGCTTCGATGCATGAGTGGAATGATTTGGATGCATTTTTTGTTCTTTACCGAGAAAAGTTAATGGCAATCCTCAAGAAGCCGTCCTCACGGAAAAATCATACCAACGTGCTGATGCACATCCAGGGATACTTCCGTAACCAGTTGAATACACGTCAGCGCGGAGAACTGCGTGACGTTATTCTCAACTATAGCAGTGGACTCTTGCCGATACTCGCTCCACTTACTTTGCTAAAGCACTATCTGGCTGAATATCCAGATCGCTATTTGCTTACTCAGAACTATTTTGACCCCTACCCGAATGATTTAGCCCTACGCCTGATGGTTAATTAGTTTTTGAATACAGCGTTTAAACTATTTAATCTCTGGATCTTTAACCCGCTCCGGCGGGTCTTTTCTTATCTATACAGTGTTGCCACTCAGATTTAGTGAATCCCTAATGCTAGGAAAAGCTCAGTGTATACAACGGCATGGCTTTGGCAAAAAGTGCTATTAACCACTTGAATATGAGATTCAATAGGTATACTGTACGAATATACAGTGCATTGATGTGGAGGGATTTATGAAGATAGAACTTACCATCAACAAATCAAAAGACCTGCCGCTCGGCGCCATACCCGCACTCGAGAAAGAGTTGCTTAAACGTCTTCAAAATCAATATGAAAATTGTTCTTTGGTTATCCGCAGGACTGGTGGCGATAGCCTGACTGTTTTCGGTGGCGATAAGGGAGATAAAACGAAGGTGGAGGAAATCCTCCAGGAAACATGGGAAAGCGCTGACGACTGGTTTTATTAATTATTTTGGGTGTTACTTTGATCCCGTTTGCATGGGGGAGTTTAAGTGAAAGAAAAATTAGAATTGCCCAAAAAAGGCTACGCAGTCATCAGATGTCACGATGGAGTCATCGTTGCCAGGCTGCAATCATTTCCTGAGTGTGAGCGCGCCCTGATGTACCGTCGCGGTAACATGGTGTCTTTCATGCCTCTTCAGGATAATGAAATTATTGGTACACCTACGTTGTTTACTCAGATGCTGGAAAGGGCTGGTTATCGCGTTACCCAAAAATCTGTTACACTCCCGTCTTAGGCCTGAACAACCTATACCTGCTGCGCCACAGGAGAAAAGCCCCATGGCGCAAGATCAATTCAAGCAATCCCTCATTCTGACGTTAACCAACGCCAGCGATTTTCTTTTTGCCGCATCCAGAGGTGCGTTATGAAGAAAAGCTGGTTTCAACATACCCAACTCACCACTGAGCAGGCTGACGAACTGGAAGCCCGCTATCGCGCAAAGCAGATTAAGACAGAGCGTAGTCTGGATAATGACTTTATTCACTGGACTATCAGCGCGTTCTTGCCAGAAGTATCTAAGCCTCCGCGTCAGGACAGAACCTGGCAACAACGGATCTGGAGGTGAATGTGAAAGTCTACGATATCACCCCAATGGGCAAGCCCAGAATGACGCGCGCTGACAAATGGAAAAAACGCCCCGAGGTTCTGCGTTACCGGGCTTTCTGTGATGAAGTTCGTCTGCAGGGTGTTGAGCTGCCGGAAAGCGGTTCGCATGTCACCTTCATTCTTCCGATGCCAGCGAGCTGGAGCAAAAAGAAACGGGCTGAGTTCAACGGTAAACCACACCAGGCTAAACCTGATTTTGACAATATGATGAAAGCCCTGATGGATGCTATTTACGAAGATGACGCTCACATCTGGGATTCACGCGTCACTAAGTTATGGGGAGAGAAGGGCCAAATAATTATCGGGGAGATTGCAGAATGAGGGCGCTGCTGAAGCCGGTGGTTGCGCGTGAGCTTGGAATTGTGCTGCTCAAGCCGGGCAGTGAGCTGATGTCATTATTCAGTTGTGAACGTGTGCTGGTGGAAAGCCAGCCAGCAGGTATGGAGCGTTTGCCTGCTGGCCGTGTTCCTGACGTTCGCCAGCCGCTTGCGTGTGACGAGTCCCTGAGACTGTTCTTCCTGGATGAAAAAGTTATTAAGGCTGCTGGTGGTTTGAGTGGCCTTGATTACTGGCTTATGCGTTATGGCGGCCAATGCTGTCAGTGGCCACACAGCGATTACCATTATCACGAGTTAACCATCCTGCGCCATGAACCCGGATCGGTTCTTCTGTGTGGACATTGTGATAACCATTTGCGCGACCACTACAGCGAACAACTTGCAGAGCTGGCGAGATGTAATGTTATTAGCTGGATTATCAACAGCATTATGGTGGCGCTGAATCAGGATCCTTCCAGAGAATTGTCGCTGGCGGAGCTATGCTGGTGGGCGGTGCGTATGGGTGTTACCGACGCAATTCCCGATTCAGTAGCCAGTCGGGCGCTTCGTATTCCTTCGGAAGATCATCAGTCAGTCATGCATGAATGCGACATCGAACCGGGTCTAACCGCCACCAGCATCATTACAGCCAAAGCCAGCACAGTAACCGTGAACATGCCACCAGCGCAGGTGCCTGCGGTTAAGCCCGTAGTTGGTGTTCTGGTCGATCCTGAGTCCCCGCAAACCTATATGAAACGTCCAAAGCATATCCGTTGGACGGCTCCCCGATATCTGGAATGGATTAAAACACAGCCCTGCGAATGCTGCGGCAAACCATCAGATGACCCACACCATTTAATTGGCTGGGGGCAGGGAGGTATGGCAACGAAGGCGCATGATATTTTCGCGATCCCCCTGTGTCGTCAGTGCCATACAGAACTACATAACGACCCGGTGAAGTTTGAGCAAAAATATGTTCCTCAGCCGGTAATGATAATCAGAGTGCTGGACCGGGCTTATGGGCTTGGTGTTCTGGCGTAAGGAGAAGAATCGGATGACACCACGTCAACGCCGCAATCATTTCGAAGCACTGGGTCAAGCAGCAACAGCGCCTCGTAAAAGCTGGCTGGGTAAATGTATTCTCCTTACGGGGATCCAGTCTGGATGGATTAAATCCCTGCTCACCACATGGGGAGAAGGTGTGGGAGGAAAAACTGCACCCCGTATGCCGCGGAGCCATGCATGCTGGAATGTGCTTAAGGGACGGAACTGGTCAGATAAGGCACTCGAGCGATTCACCGTTGCGTTAAATCAGGCGAGAGAAGAGGGATTCCGTGGGCAGCAGGCAATGAACAGGGCGCACAGCATTCTATGGCCGCAGTCACCCGCCAGTGTGATTGACGAAGCCCTGCATAATGATGATGTCGATTTTGTTGAGCAATGCGTGCTGCAGGCGCTGGATATAAACGATCCGGTGTATGTGGTAGGTCTTCAGTATTACACCACACGAAAAAAGATCTCAGACATAACCCGGGAGCTGCAGGCGATTGCGCCATGGTTAACTGATGGGGAGGCGAGAAAGCGCGTGCGCTGGTGCCTAGAAATATTCAGAGCAAAGGTCTTTTTGGAAGCACGCAAACAACTATCTGAATAGACTTAATGAACCATTTTTTAGCTATTAGTGCTATTTCTTTATGGTGGAGTTGAAAACGGGCCAGAAAATCAGATAATTCATTCATGCTTGGCATGAGCTGCGCCACGATGGCAGCGACGAAAAGCGAACAATTTGAATATAACGAGAACCCCGCCAGCGCGGGGTTTTTGCTTTCCGGCGATACGACAGGGGTATTCGCGAGGTGCATAGCACCAGTACCCCTGTCATATCGTCGTTCCTCAATCATCCACAAGAAGACAATGCCTCGCAACTAAGCGGAGCCTTTTCATTTCAGTGACTTGAATATTCTGAAAGTGCTCACATTATTTGAATGGACTGTGCGAACTATGTATTATCCTGCTCCCGGCCCTTTAGCTCAGTTGGTTAGAGCGTGCGGCTCATAATCGCCCGGTCGCTGGTTCAAGTCCAGCAAGGGCCACCAACCGCCACTAGCTCATCGGGAAGAGCGACAACATAATGTTGTAGTACGAGGTTCGGGGCCCCGGTGGCGGGCCAGATCAAACCAAATACCCCAGCCTTCCACCCGGCGGGTATAGTGTTAATCTTTTATGGATGACAGCGCTTGGTGGGTATTGATTCTGTTATCAACATTAGACAGCGTAAACCAAAAACATGATAAACATGAAGGTTGATGCCAGGGCTTTAAGCCCAGTGCTCCAGTCATGAAGGCTATATTGTTTTTTCAATAAATACTCCCATGAATAGTTTGTTGCCCCCAGGTCATGCCGCCTTTCTGTGCAGATCTTCGCAAATCCCCAGTTCATGCCCGGGAGGGGTATTGAATCGTGGCGAATCTCATCTCAGCGAGAGTTGTCCAATCACAGTCCCTGATGCTTCACGCACTATGCTGTGATTCCGGCTGGGCGTTCCAGTTTATTCCGTATTATAACCTTTACAAATAAAGTAAGACCATTAATGCGACCAGAAGAAAAGCAACCGTGATGAATACAAGCACATTCCTAAATCGCTCTCTTCGAGCCGCTTTCACAAAAGGGTTAGCTACGAGGCAGTGTGAACATATCAGAGATTCTGGGGCGATAAGTTTTCCACAAAAAGGGCAGGGTTTGGTGATCATTTGTACTAATTGAATTTTAAGAACGTACTCTAATTTAACCACACTTATCGAGTTATTTTAATAAAGTATCTGATTTTTCAGACAGACTCATCAATTTCAGGCTCACGGGAATCATCCGCTACGTGCTTTGTTGATAAATCCAGTCCGTGAAGCCTGATCCTTTCACACACAGCGCCATCCGAAAAATCGGAGGTGAGGCTATGACCAGAATGAGCACCATTTACAGCAGACTTTCATATGGAACAGGAACCACGCTGACCGGCTGCGGTGTATCAGCGAAGGCATATGCCGAAACAGCAAAAACAGCAAAAGAGGTGTCCTGGATGTTGGCCGACAGAATTGCAGGGTTAAGCCTGAGCGACTGGGCAATTATTGTCGGTATCGCATGCACTGTTATCACCTGCGCAGTGAACTGGTATTACAGGAAAAAGGAAAGGGAGGACCGGCTTAATGGAAATGTCACCAAAGCTGAAGAATAAACTGAGCGCAGCGGTCGTTGGTTTGATTCTTGGCGGAGCTTCCGCACCTGTGATTCTCGATCAGTTTCTGGATGAGAAAGAGGGTAATAGCCTTACGGCATATCGCGACGGTGGTGGACTCTGGACCATATGTCGTGGCGCCACGATGGTTGATGGAAAGCCAGTAGTCCAGGGCATGAAACTGTCTGCTGAGAAATGCGCCCAGGTGAACACCAGAGAACGCGACAAGGCGCTGGCGTGGGTAGCGCGAAATATCAAGGTACCACTGACCGAACCACAGAAAGCCGGGATTGCATCTTTCTGCCCATACAACATCGGCCCCGGAAAATGTTTCCCGTCTACGTTCTATAAGCGAATTAATGCTGGCGACCGTAGAGGTGCCTGTGAAGCGATCCGCTGGTGGATTAAAGACGGCGGGCGCGATTGTCGCCTGACCAAAGGCCAGAAAAATGGCTGCTATGGTCAGGTAGAACGGCGCGACCAGGAAAGCGCGTTGACGTGCTGGGGGATAGACCAGTGAACAGAAGCCTCGTTGTTGTTGGGATGGCAGCTATCATCTTCATCGCGGTGCTCTGCGTGCTGCTGTCCCGCAGCGATGCCGCTTTGGCCACATCCGAAAGTGACAATCGGGTACTGCGCAGCGACAACGCACTACAGGCGACGGTAATAACCACGCAGGCTTTCAACTTCAACCGGTTTAATCAGGTAGCCGAGAACGCCAATCGCCTTAACTCACTGATAGATGCCAGCACCGAGAAAACAGTGATCGAATACCGGGAGATTCTCCGACGTGAAAAAACCTGTGATATGCCTGTTCCTGCTGATGTCGCTGGTGGGCTGCTCAACTACGCGAACCGTTTACGTGCCAGCGCAATGTACTCCGATTCCGGGGACGCTGACGCAGCCAGTGATAGTCCCGTTGCCTCCAGCGCGCTGACGTACTGCCAGGCCGTACTCTGGATTAAACCTCTTCTTGCAGCAATAGAGAAGGCAAACAACCAACTTGCAGGGATTAGAGAAATTGAAGAGATAAAAAGGTAGAGGAAGGTTGGAAGCGATGTGGGTAATTAGAAAACATAAAAATAATCTCGCCCTATAGGATTATGTAAATTAATTGTAAGTATAGTTTTTTAATTTCTCATTAATTAATGACATGGGTGTGCTTGCGCGAAATAATAACCGCCTCGTTAATTTTTATGGTTTTTTTTGACTATACTATAACCACAGCGACTTGCTGGAGAATAAATTGGAGTTTTCCATGAATTTTTACTCAATGAACATATCTCCTGATCAATCTAAGAACAAGGATAGAAAAAATGATGATGAGGAAAAGAATAAAACTAAAAAAACACAAAAGTAAACATAATATTTTGTTGTTTTCTTAGTAATTTAAAGGTGGTTTTATAACAGACCGTCCTGATATAGTTGATCCGATGCCTGAAGATTTACCCTTCCCTGGAGAAGATAAACCTATTTATCCAGATGACGGAGAACCCTCAGAGCCAGATGATCCAGAAATTGAAAGGGATTCTCCTAAATGATACGCATCATAATAAACCGTCGTAATCTAGGCGGTTTTTTATGTATTGAGAATTCGATTAGAACTTCGTATAAATGAAATTTAAAATAATAAGCAATGTTGTTTATTTTTGCTACTTAAGCGTTCTACGGTTTAAATGGCTCGGTGTGAGCCATTTATTATTTAACGCCGCCCAATCAAAAAACCAATTATAAACGCGGTTGTCGCAGCTACGGCGACGCACGTCATTGGATTGGACTCTATCTGACTCTTGATGTTATCTGTACTTGTTCGCACTGCATCCCCTGCTCTGGATGCGTATTTTCTTGCTGTATCATTAAATTTATGGTCAGGTGACTCCAGAGCCTCACCATAACTTTCCTCCAGCTCACCATGAATAATATGGTTTTTATCTTTTTTTATACCAAACATAAACTAAATCTCCAATAATTAGTGATCTATAAAGTATAGCAGTTAGAATAAATGCACATGGGAAACGCTGATAATGATTTGATATATATTAAAATGTTCTAATAATTTTATTTGATATGTCTTCAGGAGCTATAGGAGATATGCTATGTGATATCTAACCTATAATCAAAGTGAATCGATTCCTTAAATTACCGGCTAAATAGTTATGACTATTTTTTTGCGTAGTACTGTAACAGGAAAAATCGTGACACAGGATGAATGGTTACATTCGTTAAATGAGTGGGAAGATGAAGGTGGTTCATATTCTCATGCTGATGAATTTATTGAGGTTGTAAAGGACAGGAAAGGTGACTGGGTTGTGAAGAATCCCGATGATTATTCCAGCGCCTAATGAAGTGCTGTTACAATTACGGTGAAAAAGGGAAAAATCTTCATTGCTAATCTTCGGGCTAATTCAGGGTATTGCTGTAGGTAGGCATGACTATGATAAATAGTTATAATGTCAAATATACGAGAATAGTTGGTTAATAAATGAACTGGTTATGATATGGTAAACCACACTCATTTAAAGGTTAACCATCATGTCATATTTTGATAACGCAATGCGTCGCGTTGGCCTTGTAGCCAGCATGACTGTTATGTGTCCGATATGTGGGCATAATTCCACACAGTCGACCACGAAAGTACGACAACAACAGGCGTTGCTTTGTCCTAAATGTAAATCGTTATTTGTCATTCACAACAAGTAGTTTGAGAGAGAAATAAACCCAGGCCTCGCAATTGCGGGGCTTTTTTGTGTCCACAAATCTTGTGTGAACCAGCTATTTCAAAAGGTACTCCCGGCGGATAACCCCGCCACGGGGCGGCAGCGGCGCGGGATTTGGCGCATTTTCGATTTTTCATGCATCATCATCATGTTGTAACTCATTGTTTTAATATTGTTTATTTTTAAAAGATGATGATTTGTATGTTTTTTATTCATCATCTTTGGATTTTCCGGGGGAGGGCGCGCAAAGAAACAGCCCCAGAGGTAAAAAATGGACGGCGAACTGAAAAACCTCAAATGCAATATCAGTCAGCTTGCCGCCATTACGGGGTTACATCGCCAGACGGTTGTCAGTCGTCTCTCAGGCGTTCCAATGGCTCCGGGCAGCAATGAAAAAAATAAGCTGTATCTCCTGACTGATGTGATCCGTGTACTGATGGAAGCGCCCGTTTCTCAGGCTGCTGAACATCAGGACCCGAACAAGATGACCCCGAAAGAACGTAAAGACTGGTTTGACTCCGAAAAAGGGCGTCTCTGGCTGGAAAAAGAGATGAAGCAGGTTGTTCCGCTGCCCGATGTTCGTCAGCAAATGGCGGCAATCGTCAAATCTGTTACGCAGGTGCTGGAAGTCTGGCCGGACAAACTGGAAAGGGATAAGGGCTGGTCAGTGGAACAGCTTAACGAGGCGCAGGATGCGGTGGATGAGGTGCGCATGCTGTTAGTTAAGGCAATGCAGGAGACCGCTGACGATGACGGGGAGTAAGTATGGCTCTGCCCTGGCGGTGCGTCAGGAGGTCGCTGAATATCTGAGGCCACCACGCAGAATGCCGGTGGCGGAAGGCGTCAGACAATATATGTTTGTTCCCCGCGGCGCCAATACGGCGGTTCCCTGGGATGACACGTTAACGCCTTACATGAATGAAGCGATAAACACGCTGTCAAAACGGGAATATGACGCAGTGATTTTCGCAGGGCCTGCGCGAACAGGTAAAACTCTTGGGCTGATTGACGGGTGGATCGTGTACGGCATTGTCTGCGATCCGGCGGATATGCTGGTGGTCCAGATGACAGAGACCAAAGCCCGCGAGCACTCCAAAACCCGTCTGGCACGTACTTTCCACCACAGCCCTGAAGTCAGAAAACGGCTCAGTCCTTCCCGAAATGACAACAACGTCCACGACAAAATGTTTCGTGATGGCTCATTCCTGAAAATCGGCTGGCCGTCCATAACCGTCTTTTCTTCGTCGGATTACAAGCGGGTGGCGCTGACCGACTACGATCGTTTTCCCGAAGATATCGATGGCGAGGGCGATGGTTTTTCTCTGGCGTCCAAACGTACCACCACTTTTATGTCAGCGGGGATGACGCTGGCAGAGAGTTCGCCCGGGCGGGAAATCACTGATGTGAAATGGCGGCGTTCTTCGCCGCATGAGGCCCCGCCCACAACCGGCATTCTTTCTTTATATAACCGCGGTGATCGCCGACGGTGGTACTGGCCTTGTCCACACTGCGGCGACTGGTTCCAGCCCGCGATGGAAAACATGGTGGGCTATCGGGATAACCCGGACCTGATGGCTGCCAGCGAGGCCGCACGTATTCAGTGCCCGCATTGTCTGGCATTAATACAGCCGGAACAAAAACGCGAACTGAATAACCGCGGTGTCTGGCTGAAAGAAGGGCAACTCATCAGTAAAGATGGCGAGATTAGCGGGGAGGCACGGCGATCACGTATTGCCAGCTTCTGGATGGAGGGACCAGCTGCGGCGTATCAGACGTGGCAGCAACTGGTCTATAAACTGCTGACCGCGGAAGAGGAATATGAGCGCACTGGCAGCGAAGAAACGCTGAAGGCCGTTATTAATACAGACTGGGGACTGCCCTATCTCCCACGCATATCCCTCGATCAGCGTAAAGCCGAAACGCTGATAGCCCGCGCAGAAAAACTTCCCCCAAGGCGGGTTCCTGACGGTGTCCGTTTCCTTGTCGCTACTGTGGACGTTCAGGGCGGTAAAAAGCGTCGTTTTGTCGTGCAGGTGGTCGGTTATGGCAGTCATGGTGAACGCTGGATTGTGGACCGTTTCAATATCACCCGGTCACTGCGCTGTGACGAGAGCGGTGAGGCTCTGCAGATAAACCCCGGTGCGTACCCGGAGGACTGGCATTTGCTGATTACGGATGTACTCGAAAGAGCCTGGCCTCTGGTGGCCGATCCGGAGCAGGAAATGGGCGTGTTATGCATGGGGGTGGACTCCGGCGGGGAGGATGGCGTCACGGATAACGCGTATGCGTTCTGGCGCCACTGCCGGCTGGAAGGGCTTGCCGGGCGGGTGTATCTCTTTAAGGGAGACAGCAAAACCCGTTCAAAAATCTTCAGTAAAAGCTACCCCAATAATACCGGGCGCAGTGACCGACAGGCCCGCGCCTGTGGCGAAGTCCCGCTCTATCTCCTGCAGACCAATGCACTCAAGGACCGGATCGCCTCCGCGCTTGACCGCAAAGAGCCGGGGGCAAACTACGTGCATATTCCTGACTGGCTGGGGGACTGGTTTTTTGAGGAGCTGACCTACGAAGAGCGCGGCATGGACGGTAAATGGACAAAACCCGGTAAGGGCGCAAACGAGGCGCTGGATTTACTCTGCTATGCCCATGCCCTGGTAATGATCCGCGGCTATGAGCGTATCAACTGGGATAATCCTCCGCCCTGGGCGCGCCTGCCTGAGCCTGTGCAATCCAGCCGCAACATATCAGCAGCTGTCGACCCTGAACCTGTGACGGATGAGAGTGAAAATCACGAAATGACAGAACAACACAACACGGCAGTGCCGTTTGGCGGCGTGTCCGGCGGAGGATGGTTATGACCCGGGAACAGTTACTGCAGCTTCAGCAGGCCTATTTTGACGCGGAGCTTGCCGTGCTTCAGGGGAAATCCATCACCCTGAACGGACAGTCAATGACGATGGAAAGCCTCGGGGATATTCGCCGGGGGCGTAAGGAGATAGAGGATCGCCTGCGGCTGATGGACTGCGATCGACAACTCCATTCACTGGCGAGGTTCACATGAATTTTCTGGATAAAGCGATTGGCGCGCTGGCACCGGGGTGGGGCGCGTCCCGTCTGCGTTCCCGGATGGCTATCCGCGCTTATGAAGCCATCACGCCCACGCGTACCCACAGGGTGAAGCGTGAAAATCGCAGCGGGGATCAGTTAATCCAGCTGGCCGGGAAGTCGTTACGCGAGCAGGCCCGGTGGTTTGACAACAATCACGATCTGGTGATTGGTGCCCTGGACAAAATGGAAGAGCGCATCATCGGCGCGAAGGGGATCATCGTGGAGCCGCAGCCCCTGACGGGAGCGGGCACGCTGGACAGCGTGCTGGCAGAAAAAATCCGCCGGTGCTGGGCGGAATGGTCTGTTTCGCCGGATGTAACCGGGCAATACACCCGTCCTGTACTGGAAAGGCTGATGCTGCGTACCTGGTTGCGTGACGGAGAGGTTTTTTCTCACGTACTGACCGGAAAAATCAGCGGACTGTCACCCGTGGCTGGCGTCCCGTTCTGGCTTGAAGCGCTGGAGCCGGATTATATCCCGCTGGAAAAAACGGACAGTGCCAGCAATCTGGTGCAGGGGATTTACTTCAACGCGTGGCGGCGTCCGGTGAAATACCTGGTCTGTGAGTCATGGCCCGGTGCGGGCGTGGCGGCGGTCGCCGTTAAAGAGGTGGCTGCGGAAAATATGCTGCACCTGCGCTTTACCCGGCGTCTTAATCAGGCGCGCGGCGCTTCCGTTCTGGCACCTGTCATCATTCGTCTGATGGATTTGAAAGAGTATGAGGACAGCGAGCGCATTGCTGCAAGGATTGCCGCGTCACTCGGGATGTTTATCAAAAAGCAGGATGTCGGCACCGACGGCTATGTGGCACCGGATAAACGCCGGGAAACACAAATCCAGCCCGGTATGTTATTCGATGGCCTGAATCCGGGCGAGGATATCGGGATGATCAAATCTGACCGACCGAATGCCGGCCTAGAATCCTTCCGAATGGGGCAACTTCGGGCCGTGGCCGCCGGATTGCGCGGCAGCTTCTCTTCCATCGCCAGAAATTATGACGGCACCTACAGTGCCCAGCGGCAGGAGCTGGTGGAGGCGCAGGAGGGGTACAGCATCCTCCAGGACAGCTTTATTGCTGCCTTCACCCGTCCTCTCTACCGGCGCTGGCTGGCCGCCGCGGTGGCTTCCGGTGCCATTGAGGTGCCTGCTGGCACGGATATGTCCTCGCTGTTTAATGCGGTGTATTCCGGACCGGTCATGCCGTGGATTGATCCGGTGAAAGAGGCAAACGCCTGGCGGGTACTGATCCGTGGCGGGGCCGCAACAGAAAGTGACTGGGTGAGAGCCAGAGGGGGCGCACCTGCCGAAGTGAAACGCCGCCGCAAGGCGGAAATTGATGAAAACCGTAAGCTGGGGCTGGTGTTTGATACCGATCCGGCGCATGAAACCGGAGAGCAATCCGATGTTAAAGAGGAAAAAAAGGACCCTGAAAAGTCCGCCCAGGGCGATGGCAGCCGCGCGCGGGAAGAACGAAAGCGGCGCTGAATCCTGGTACACCATCCGCGCGGCGGCGGATAACGCTGCCGATATCAGTATTTACGATGAAATTGGCGGCTGGGGGATTTCGGCGCACTGGTTTGCCGAAGAGCTGGTGGCCCTTGGGAGTATCACGCAGATCAACCTACATATTCATTCCCCGGGCGGCAGTATTTTCGACGGACTGGCCATCTACAACCTGCTGAAAAATCACCCTGCCAGAAAAGTGGTGTATGTGGACGGTGTGGCCTGTTCGATGGCGTCAGTCATCGCGATGGTGGGCGACCCCGTCATCATGCCTGAAAACGCGATGATGATGATCCACCGCCCACGCGGTATTGCCGGCGGTGAATCCTCTGATATTCGTGAGTATGCCGATCTGCTCGACAAGATGGAAAGCGTCATCATCCCGATTTACGCCGAAAAAACAGGGAAATCACCGGACGATATCGCCGCGCTGCTCGCCAGTGAGACCTGGATGAGTGGAGCCGAGTGTGTCCGGGAAGGTTTTGCCGACAAAGTGATCCAGCCCGTCCGGGCAATGGCTCAACTGCATTCAAAACGACTTGAGGAATTTGAACATATGCCACAGAACATTAAAAACATGATTATTGCCCCCCAGGGCAACGCCGGGACACTGAGTCAGCCGGAGCCGCAGGCCATCGTGACCCCACCGCCGGTGGCCGTCACCACACCGGCGCCACAACCTGTCACCACTGCTCCGGGGGCGGATGAAATCACCCTGCGCGCCCGTTTTCAGGAAGAGCAGCGCCAGCGTATCAGCGGGATCCAGAATGTGTTTGGTATGTTCGGCAACCGCCACGGTGAGCTGATGGCGCAGTGCATTGCGGATGTGGACTGCAATGTGGACGCGGCCAAAGACAAACTGCTGGAGGCGCTGGGCCGGGGAGTGACCCCCACCAATACGCTGGGCGGTACGCAGAACACACAAAATCCGATGCTCTCCCATATCTATGCGGGCAACGGTAACTTTGCCGGGGACGGCATCCGCGCTTCCCTGATGGCGCGGGCGGGGTTTGAAAGCAGCCAGGCGGATAATCCCTATAACGCCATGACAATGCGCGAGCTGGCCCGCATGTCACTGACCGAACGTGGCGTGGGGGTCTCGATGCTGAACCCGATGCAGATGGTCGGGATGGCGTTCACGCACAGCACCTCAGATTTTGGCAACATTCTGCTGGATGTGGCGAACAAGGCCATTCTGCAGGGCTGGGAAGAAGCCCCGGAAACCTACGAACAGTGGACGCGCAAAGGCCAGCTTTCTGACTTTAAAACGGCACACCGTGTGGGCATGGGAGGCTTTAATGCCCTGCGTCAGGTGCGCGAGGGGGCGGAATATAAGTACGTCACTACCGGGGACAAACAGGCCACCATTGCTCTGGCAACCTACGGGGAACTGTTCAGTATCACCCGTCAGGCCATCATTAACGACGATCTGAACATGCTGACCGATGTCCCGATGAAGCTGGGGCGGGCAGCGAAGTCCACCATTGCCGATCTGGTTTATGCCATCCTGACCGCCAACCCGAAAATGTCCACGGACAACGTGAACCTGTTCGATAAGGCGAAACACGCGAACGTGCTGGAAGGGGCGCTGATGGATGTGGCATCACTGGATAAAGCCCGCCAGCTGATGCGCACCCAGAAAGAAGGCGAGCGTCACCTGAATATTCGCCCGGCATTTGTGCTGGTGCCGACAGCACTGGAGTCCGTCACTAACCAGGTGATCAAATCCACGAGCGTGAAAGGCGCGGACATTAACGCCGGCATTATTAACCCGGTGAAAGATTTTGCGACCGTCATCGCCGAGCCGCGCCTGGACGATAACAGCCAGTCCACTTTTTATCTGGCTGCCGCCAAAGGCACTGACACGATTGAAGTGGCTTATCTCAATGGTGTGGATACACCGTATATCGATCAGCAGGACGGTTTCAGCGTGGACGGCGTGACCACCAAAGTGCGCATTGATGCCGGCGTGGCGCCGGTCGATCACCGCGGTCTGGTGAAGTGTTCCGCGTAACAACCAAAAATCCCCATCCGAATGGCCCGTCAGGGCTTTTTTTACGCCTGAAATCCGGTCATTCGTGACCGGAACGGAGAAAATCATTATGGCAAAGAATTATGTACAGGCGGGCACCACACTCGCCATTACGGCCACCGCTGCAGTAAAGAGTGGCGATCTGGTGCAGGCCGGCGATGTGTTCGTCGTCGCTGTCACCGATATTGCGGCAGGCGCCACCGGGGACGGCATCGCCCACGGCGTTTTCTTGGTCCCCAAACTGGCCACCGATGTGATGGCGGCGGGGAAAAAAGTGTATCTGAAAGACGGGAAGGTGCAGCTGGATGCCACTGGCGGACTGCCGCTGGTGGGCGTGACCTGGGCGCCGGCGGCAAAAGGGGATGAGGTTGTGCCGGTGCGGCTCAATGGCTAATCCCTTTGACCGCCTGAGCACCCGGATGGACGAGGTAACGGCTGCCCGTTTCGGGCGGCCTGTCATGATTGACGGGGTGGAGTATGTCGCTGCGGAGGCTACGTTTCTTGCAGAGCTGGGTGCGCTTTCCGGGGAGGGGACTCACCTGATTGTATTCAGCCCGCAGTACAGGCCAGCCAGAAAGCAGGCTGTGCTCTGGCGGGGACAGGATTTTACCGTCACCCGATGGCAGCGCGTCAACGGAAAGTACCAGATTTCACTGGAGTAAATTATGTCTCTGAAGGGGCTGGAAAATGCCATTCGTAATCTGAACAGTCTGGACACGCGTATGGTGCCTCAGGCGTGCGCCTGGGCAGTCAACCGCGTGGCGGCCTCGGCGGTATCCGCCGCCACGCACCGTGTGGCGAAAGAGGCTTTGGCGGGCGATAACCAGAAAAAAGGGATCCCTTTCCGGCTGGTGAAACAGCGCGTCAGGCTCTGGAAAGCGAGCGTAACGGGAAAAAACTATGCCCGTATCCGTGTTAACCGCGGCAACCTGCCCGCCATCAAACTCGGTACTGCCCAGGTCAGGCTGTCCCGTCGCGGCGGAAAACTCCTGCGCCGTGGCAGCGTGCTGAAAATCGGCCCGTATCTGTTCCGGGATGCCTTTATTCAGCAACTGGCGAACGGTCGCTGGCATGTTATGCGCCGCGTGAACGGCAAAAACCGCTACCCGATCAATGTCGTCAAAATCCCGCTGGTCACCCCGCTGACGCAGGCGTTTGAAACAGAGAAAAAACGCATGCTGGGGCAGGAGATGCCTAAACAACTGGCGTATGCGCTGAAACAACAACTGAGGCTGTATCTGACCCGATGAACAAACACACCCGGATTCGCCACTCCGTGCTGGCGAAACTTGAATCCCTGTCCGGATCGTCTGCCATGCTGCACGACGGTTTGCCGGTCTTTATTGAACCTGAAGAGCTTCCCGCGCTGGCTGTCTGGCTGACCGATGCCCAGTATACCGGCGCCATGACCGATGAGGATGACTGGCAGGCCGTGCTCCATGTGGCAGTATTTCTGAAAGCGCAGGCCCCGGATGCGGAGCTTGATGCGTGGATGGAGGAGAAAATATTCCCCGCGCTTGATGCGGTCAGCGGGCTGGAAAGCCTTATCGATACGATAACGCCGCTGGGTTATGACTACCAGCGTGACAGTGACATGGCAACGTGGGGCATGGCGGAAATCACGTACCGGATCACCTATACCCACTAAGGAAAAACAATGAAAGCACCCAATCCACTGGCAAAAACCAAGGGCGCCGGGACCACGTTCTGGCTGTATACCGGACGCGGCGACGCGTTTAACAATCCGCTGGCCGATGATGACTGGCTGCGCCTGGCGGGGATTAAAGATCTGCAGCCGGGTGAAATGAGCGCCGATGCGGAAGATGACAGTTACCTTGATGATGAAAATGCTGACTGGAAAAGCACCGCACAGGGACAAAAAGTGTCGGTGACACTACGGCGACACTGGCATGGAAACCCGGTGAAAGTGGACAGAAGACGCTGGTGGAGCTGTTTGACTCCGGCGAGGTCCGTGCCTTTCGCATCAAATACCCCAACGGCACCGTCGATATTTTTCGTGGCTGGCTGAGTTCGCTCGGTAAAACCATTACCGCCAAAGAAGTGATGACGCGCACCGTGAAAATCAGTGGTGTCGGGCGTCCCTTCCTTGCTGAAGAAGATGCGCCGTCCGTGGTCAGCGTCTCCGGGGTGACCGTGGCGCCAATGAATGCGTCAGTCGCGGTCGGGGCCACCACCACGCTGACCTTTACCCTCAAACCAGATGATGCCACGGACAAATCCCTGCGTATCGCCACCTCGGATCCTCTGACTGCCACCGTCACGCAAAAGGACAACGTGGCCACAGTCAAAGGGGTGAAGGCCGGCAGCGTGACGGTCGTCGGGATCAGCACTGACGGCAGTCTGGTCGCCGTGGCCCCGGTCACGGTCACTGCCTCTTAATTCTCTTATTCCTGCCCCGGTTCCGGGGCTTTGCGGGAAAAAATCATGTTTTTGAAAACCGATACCTTTACCTACGGCGATCATTCCGCCGTGCTCAGCGAGCTGTCTGCCCTTCAGCGGGTGGATTACCTGATGTTTATCCAGCAGCGTACCGCGGAATACGATGCGCTGCCGGAAACCCTGCCCGAACAGGAGCGGCAGGCCGCGTTTATGCAGATGGGCGTGGATATTAATGCCTGGCTGGTGTCCCGTTCGCTGTGTGATAGCAAAAAGGAAGAAGATGCCCGGCCTTTATATGAAGAGGTCCGCGTGCAGTGGTCTTTTGACGCGCTGGGGCTGGGGGCTGACAGAGTCCTGACTCTCAGCGGGATGGTGGTCCCTGTGGCGGATGATGCCGGTGAGGATGAAGATACTTCTGACCAGGAAGAGCTGACACCGGAAAAGCCCTGACCCGGGAACTGGCGTTTGTGATGCAACTGGCGCGGGAATTTCGCCGTCCGGACTGGCGGCGGATGTTATCTGAGATGAGTGCCACAGAGCTGGGCGAGTGGGCGGTCCATTTTTCCCTGAACAGTTTCAGTGATGCCCTGCTCGATGCGGAGTTTGCGACGCTGAAAGCGCTGGTGACCGGGCTGGTGACGGGGGCAGCGCAGGATGCGGACGATTTTCGTCTGTTAAGTGCCTCAGAATATGTCCCCGAAAAAACTGATGATGAACTGATGCGCCTGGGTGAGGGCATAACCGGAGGTGTCCGTTATGGACCAGATAGCGAACCTGGTCATTGATTTAAGTGTCGATGCCGCAGACTTTAAGAATGAAGTGCCCCGTGTGAAAAAACTGCTGGATGAAGTCTCGGGTAAAACCGACATCGTCACGCAGCGGCAAAAAAATCTCATCGAGGCCCTGAAAAGCCAGGGGCGGGCATATGTTGACGGGAGCATCGCCGCGTCTGATGCCGGCACGCGCCAGAAACAGGCGATGGTCATGGCGGCGCAGGGTTATGACCAGGTGGCTCAGCGTGTCGATATGACACAGCGGCATATTGCGGCACTGAGCCAGAGAATGCGGGAAGAGCGGGCGCAGGCCGCCGCGGTGGCAGCAGCCCAGGATCAGGCGAGCGCGGCATTCTACCGTCAGATTGACAGCGTTAAATCCCTTGAGAATGGCCTGCAGCAGCTGCAGCGTATTCAGACGCAAATCCGCCAGGCGAGAAACAGCGGCAGTATTGCACAGCAGGATTATCTGGCGCTGACCTCAGACGTTGCCGCGAAAACCCGCACGCTGACAGACGCAGAGGCCGCTGCCACTAAACAAAAAGCCCGGTTTATTCAGCAGCTGAAAGAACAGGTGACCCGGCAGAAACTCTCTGCCACTGAGCTGTTACGGGTGAAGGCTGCCCAGCTTGGCGTCAGCAGTTCGGCGGATGTGTACATAAAAAAAATGGAACAGGCCGGTACTGCGACCCGTTCGCTGGGGCTGAAAAGTGCCGGCACGCGCCGTGAGCTGGGTGTGTTGTTTGGCGAACTTCTGCGTGGTGATATCGGGGCGCTGCGGGGTAGTGGCGTGACGCTTGCTAACCGTGCCGGATGGCTGGACACGCTGATGTCGCCGAAGGGGCTGGCCGTGGGCGGCACCCTCACAGCGATTGCCGCTGCCGTCTATGGTCTGGGAAAAGCCTGGTATACGGGAACGAAGGAAGAGGAAGAATTTAATAAACAGCTGATCCTGACCGGGAATTATGCCGGTAAAACTGCCGGACAGCTTCAGGCTATGGCCCGCAGTATTGCCGGGAACGGTGTCACGCAGCATGATGCCGCCGGGGTGCTGGCGCAGGTGGTGGGCAGTGGGGCATTTGGTGGCGCTGACCTTTCCCGGGTGGCGACTGCCGCTGCCCGTCTGAAACAGGCGATCGGGCAGGACATCAGCGAAACCATCAGCCAGTTTAAAAAACTGAAAGATGACCCCGTGAATGCCGTGGCGGCGCTGAACGACTCCCTGCATTTTCTGACCGCCACGCAATACCAGCAGATTTCTGCCGCGCAGGCGGCAGGGGATTCGCAGCGGGCCGCCGCGCTGGCCATGCAGGCATACTCTGACGCAGTGATGCAGCGGACTGCTGCTGTACAGGATAATCTCGGTTCGCTGGAAAAGGCCTGGAACTGGGTAAAAAATGCCGCATCCGGCGCGTGGGATGCCATGCTGGGCGTCGGACGTAATCCTGATGCCGCCATGAAACGCCAGGATACTTTTGCACAGTGGCAGGCAGCAGAAAAAGAATATCAGGCACTGTCGCGTAATCTTAAGGTGGATCCGGATTATAACGGCAGCAATCCATTGCAGAAGATGGATGCTGAACGCCTGAGAAATGCCCGCCAGAGTCTCGCCCTGAAAAAAGCGGCTTACGATGAGGCCGATAAAGCGTATGCGCAGGAAGGGCTTGCTGCAGCACGGGAAAAACAGCGCACCGATCAGCAGGCACAGGCTATCCGTAATCAGCAGGACTTTAACCAGCTGGTGAAAAGTGGCGCGACGCAAACGGAAAAACGTATACAGGCTGAACAGGCTCTGAACCGGCTGATTGCGAAAAACCGACAGGATGCAAAAGACGGGATCGCCACGCTCTGGACAGATAAAGAGATAGCGACCGCCCGGGCGGGAATGGAAAAAGCCTTTAAAGAGCCTAAAACGACTAAAACCGCCGCCACGCGTAATGACGAGGCCAGTCGACTGCTGCTTCAGTACAGTCAGCAGCAGGCGCAGGTGGAAGGTCAGATTGCGCAGGCAAAACAGAGCGCCGGACTCGCCACCGATAAAATGACGGACGCGCACAAGAGTTTGCTGGCGCTACAGCAGCGTATCAGCGACCTGTCCGGTAAAAAGCTGACGGCGGATGAACAGAGCGTGCTGGCTCACAAGGATGAACTGGTTCAGGCACTGACACTGCTGGATGTGAAACAGCAGGAACTCCAGCGACAGAGTGCGCTCAATGACCTGAAGAAAAAGGCGGTTCAGTTGGAAAGCCAGTTAAAACTGGAAGGGCAGTCACAGCGCCAGCAGCACGACCTTGATCTGGCCACCGCCGGGATGGGGGATGTTCAGAAACAGCGTTATCAGGAACAACTCACACTCCGCCAGAAGTTTGCACAGCAAATGGAACAACTGGCGCGCGACAGCCGGCAAAAAGGGACATACGGTTCGACAGAGTACGGTGAGGCAGAGCAAAAACTTCGTGACAGTCTGAACGTGCAGCTGAATGAAAACCGCCGTTACTGGCAGCAGTTATCCATTGAGCAGGGTAACTGGAAGAACGGGGCCGCCCGGGCATTCCAGAATTTCGCTGCGGATGCAGATAATGTCTCGGGGATGACGGAACAGATGTTCTCATCGGCCTTCAGCAGTATGAGCAATGGCCTGGCGACGTTCGTCACCACCGGCAAACTGAACTTCAAATCCTTCACCGCCTCTCTTCTCTCTGACCTGGCAAAAATCATGACACAGATGGCAATGATGCAGGCCGTGAAAGGCGTGGGGAATGCGCTGGGGTTTGGGATAACGGCGAATACTGACGGGGGTGTTTACCAGTCAGCCAGCCTCAGCCGGTACAGCGGCAGTGTGGTGGACAGGCCAACATTCTTTGCGTTTGCCAGAGGGGCTGGCGTGATGGGGGAAGCCGGACCGGAGGCGATCCTGCCGTTACGTCGGGGCGCTGACGGCAAGCTGGGCGTAGTTGCCGCGGGGACTGGCTCGGGGGGAATGGCGATGTTTGCGCCGCAGTATCACATTGAAATTATCAATCAGGACAGCAGCAACGGACAGATTGGACCCGGGGCGCTGAAAGCGGTTTATGACGTGGGACGAAAAGCGGCGGCGGACTTTTTCGCGCAGCAGTCCCGCGACGGCGGCAGACTGAGTGGAGGGTAAACAACGTGGAGACTTTTCACTGGAAAATTCGCCCGGATATGACAATGGAGGCTGAGCCCAGGGTTATCGCCGTGAAACTGGGTGACGGTTATGAACAGCGTCGTCCTGCTGGACTGAACAGCAATCTGAAAAAATACAATGTGACGATCAAAGTGCGCAAAGGTGAGCATCAGCGGCTGGAGACGTTTTTGTCCCGTCACGGGGGCGTGAAGTCTTTCCTGTGGACGCCGCCATATACCTGGACACAAATCCGCGTGGTCTGCCGGAAATGGTCGGTCAGCGTCGGGGCGCTGTGGGTGACCTACACCACCACGTTTGAACAGGTCGTTATTTAGGAGAATATATGCAGGATATTCCGCAGGACACGCTGAACGAAACCACCCGCACGGAACAGTCTGCCCGCATTAATTTGTGGGAAATCGACCTGACGGCCTTTGGTGGCCAGCGTTACTATTTTTCAAATGAACTGAACGAGAAGGGAGAGCCTGTCACCTGGCAGGGCAGGAAGTATGACGTTTACCCGATACAGGGAACCGGATTCGACCTTGTAGGGAAAGGGACGTCTGCCCGACCGACGCTGGCGGTGTCGAACCTGTTTGGCATGGTCACGGGACTTGCGGAGGATGTGCAGAGCCTCGTCGGGGCCACGGTGGTAAGGCGCGTGGTATACGCCCGTTTTCTCGATGCGGTGAACTTTACAGGCGGCAACCCGGAAGCCGACCCGGAACAGGAGGTGGTCAGCCGCTGGGTGATTGAACAATTGTCTGAACTGAAAGCCACCACGGCGACTTTTGTGCTGGCCACGCCGACCGAAACGGACGGCAGCGTGTTTCCGGCGCGGATCATGCTGGCTGATGTCTGCAACTGGACCTACCGTTCGCAGGAGTGTGGCTATGCCGGGCCGCCTGTGGCGGATGAATTTGATAAGCCCACGGCAGACCCGGCAAAAGATGCCTGCAGCAAATGCCGTACCGGCTGCGAGCTGCGTAGTAACTTGCCGCGCATCGGCTGCTTTCTCTCTATTAACCGTCTTTCCTGATGGATACCCCATGAAAAAAACTATTCTGGCGCATGCCGCTGCATGTGCGCCGGCTGAATCGTGCGGCTGGGTGGTGAACACGTCTGCAGGGGATCGATATTTTCCCTGCCAGAATCTTTCCGCTGAACCGACCCTGTATTTCCGCATGGATCCGGCAGATTATCTCCAGGCGCAGGCGTCAGGCGATGTGGTGGCCCTGGTACACAGTCATCCCGATGGCCAGCCGTTTCTCAGCGATGTTGATCGCCGCCTGCAGGTGCAAAGTGGCCTGCCGTGGTGGCTGGTCTGCGATGACCGGATATACACATTTCGTTGCCTGCCGTTCCTCACCGGGCGGGCATTTGAGCACGGTGTCACCGACTGCTACACCCTGTTCCGCGATGCGTACCATCTGGCGGGTATTGAGATGCCGGATTTTGCGCGGAGGGAGGACTGGTGGAAGCAGGGGGATAATCTGTATCTGGATAATCTGGAGGCGACAGGCTTTTACCGGGTGAATGCCGAAGAGGCACAGCCCGGAGACATTCTGATGTGTTGTTTTGGTTCGTCGGTTGCCAATCATGCCGCGATTTACTGCGGTGATGGCGAGCTGCTGCACCATATTCCTGATCAGCTGAGTAAACGCGAGAGGTATTCTGAAAAATGGCAACGCCGCACACACTCGATATGGCGACACCGGGCATGGCACGAGTCTGCCTTCACGGGGATTTACAACGATTTGGTCGCCGCTTCAGCCTCAGTATAAAAACGGGGGCCGAGGCCATTTACGCGCTGGCCATGCAGATACCGGGCTTCCGGCAGAAAATGAATGATGGCTGGTATCAGATACGCATCGCCGGTCAGGATGTGGATGAAACAAGTCTCTCCGCCCGTCTGCATGAACCGCTGCCGGACGGGGCCATTATTCATATTGTCCCGCGTATGGCAGGGGCAAAATCCGGTGGTCTGTTCCAGGTGGTGCTGGGTGCTGTGGCAATAGGGGCTGCATTTTTCACAGGAGGTGCTTCGCTGGCTGCGTGGGGCGCATTTTCCACCGGGTTGTTTACTGCCGGTGTCGGCATGATGCTGGGCGGTGTGGCACAGATGCTGACGCCCCAGGCAAAAATCCCCTCGTCCCGACAGACAGATAACGGCAAACAGAACACGTACTTTTCCTCGCTCGATAACCTGGTTGCCCAGGGCAATGCCCTGCCGGTGTTGTACGGTGAAATGCTGGTCGGCTCCCGCACAATTTCCCAGGAAATCAGCACACGGGATGAAGGCGGCGGTGGACAGGTAGTAGTTATTGGTCGCGAACAGTAATAAACTTCCTACGCACCTCTCTAAAAAATCTCATCAATTTCTGTCGCATTCTACTTGTGCATGTAATGTTCTGATAAATACTGAAGAATATTCGGAATCAATTACGTGACACCCTGAAATTTGCTCTATTGCTCTAATTTGAGATTTTTTAAGATCTAAAACATCCACCCCAAATGAGTCACCACCAAAAGCCTCATAAGAAGTTTGCGATTTCTTTATTACATGTATTTCATATTTATTAATTTGTATATCTTTTCGATATGGATCACTCATTTTACCTACATAGGTAGAAGAGCATCCAGTAAGGATCATAATCAGTGCTAAGTATTTTTTCATAGATTATATCTCGGCGGTTAATCAGAAAGTAATTCATTAAGTTTCAGCAAGATACTACAATTTACCGCAAAAATACTTTATCAGTCGACATGTATATATCGTTTAATTAAACCTACCGCCTCCGGGCGGTTTTGTCGTTTCAGAGGAAACAGATTATGGGTAAGGGTGGTGGCAGCAGTAAAACTCCACACGAGGCTCCTGACGACCTGAAATCCAGCCAGATGTTGACCGTTGTTGATGCCATCTGCGAGGGGCCGATAGAAGGTCCGGTGGACGGGCTGAAGAGTGTCAGAATTAACAAAACGCCGGTCCTCGACAGCGACGGTAATGCGATGGTTCACGGTGTCACCGTGGTTTACCGCGTGGGGGAGGATGAGCAGACCGCGATGGAGGGGTTCGAAGACTCCGGTGCTGAAACCCTGCTGGGTGGGGAGGTGAAGAAGTCAGAGCCGGTGACCCGCACCATTACCGCTAAAACGGTGGACCGTCTGCGTTTTACCTTTGGTGTGCAGTCTCTGGTCAGTACCAGTACCAAAGGCGACCGCAACCCGACCAGCGTACAGATGCTGATCCAGTTTCGCCGGGACGGGCTGTGGCGAACGGAACGGGATATCACCATTACAGGTAAAACAACCACGCAGTTTCTGGCATCTGTGGTGATCGATGATTTGCCGCCCCGACCGTTTGAAGTCCGCATGCAACGTATCACTGATGACAGTACGACAGACCTGCTGCAGAACAAAACGGTGTGGTCGGGTTATACCGAAATCATCGATGTGAAACAACGCTACCCGAATACTGCTGTTATCGGGGTAAAAGTGGACGCGGAGCAGTTTGGCAGCCAGCAGGTCACGCGAAACTATCTCCTGCGTGGGCGTATTGTGCCGGTGCCGTCAAATTACGACCCAGGAAAACGTACATATACCGGGATATGGGACGGTACTTTCAAACCGGCATACACGAACAATCCGGCCTGGTGTGTGCTGGATATGCTGACTCACCCGCGCTATGGCATGGGAAGCCGCATCGGTGTTGCCGATGTGGACAAGTGGGCGCTGTATGCCATTGCACAGTACTGCGATCAGCCTGTTCCTGACGGTTTTGGCGGGACAGAGCCGCGTATTACCTGCAATGCGTATCTGACGGACCAGCGTAAGGCGTGGGATGTGCTGGGGGATTTCTGCTCCCTGATGCGCTGCATGCCGGTCTGGAACGGCAGTAAACTGACGTTTGTGCAGGACCGACCCGCCGATAAAGCCTGGACCTATACGCAGAGCAACGTGGTGATGCCTGCTGACGGTGCGCCGTTCGTCTACAGCTTCAGCGCCCTGAAAGAGCGTCATAATGCCGCCGAGGTGCGTTACACCGACCCGAACAACGGCTGGGAAACGTCCACCGAACTGGTGGAAAACGACGCTGCCATCCGGCGCTACGGTCGCAACGTTCTGAAGATGGATGCATTCGCCTGTACCAGCCGTGGGCAGGCGCACCGCGCCGGACTGTGGGCCATCACCACTGAATTGCTGGAAACGCAGACGGTGGATTTTTCCGTAGGGGCTGAGGGGCTGCGACATGTTCCCGGCGATATCATTGAGGTCTGCGACAGTGATTATGCTGGCGTGACCGTGGGCGGACGCATCCTGTCGGTCGACAGCCTTACGCGCACGCTCACGCTGGACCGTGAGGTGGAGATACCGGCAGGCGGCAATGTGGTGCTGAACCTGGTGGGCAGCAATGGCCAGCCTGTTACCGTCGCGGTCACCGCGCACCCCGCCCCGGACCGCGTCACCGTCAGCCAGTTACCCGATGGCGTGGCGGAGTACAGTGTGTGGGGGCTGAAACTGCCGGACCTGCGCCAGCGGCTGTTTCGCTGCGTGGCCATACGGGAAAACGATGACGGCACGTATGCCATTACCGCCGTACAGCATGTTCCGGAGAAAGGATCCATCGTGGACAACGGGGCGACGTTTGATCCGTTACCGGACACTGGTATCACGAATACGCCGCCTGCCGTGCAGCACCTGACCACAGAGATTCTGGCGGAGGACGGGCAGTATCAGGCGCGGGCGCGATGGTCAACTCCGCGTGTGGTGAAGGGGGTTAACTTCTCCCTGCGCCTGACGGTGAAAGCGGAAGATAACAGCGACCGTCTGGCCAGCAGCCTGACTCTGAGCGAAACGGAGCACACCTTCCGCAACCTGACGCCGGGGCGTTACACCCTGACGGTCCGGGCAGTGAACAGCCAGGGCCAGCAGGGCGACCCCGCCAGCACGGATTTCAGCATCGCCGTACCCGCAGTACCGTCTTATGTTGAACTGACTCCCGGCTATTTTCAGATAACCGCCACCCCGCGCCAGGCAGTATATGACCCCACGGTGCAGTATGAATTCTGGTTTACGGATACGCAGATTGCCGATATCCGCCAGGTGGAAACCGGTGCGCGTTATCTCGGCACGGCGCTGTACTGGATTGCGGCAAACGCGACTATCAAACCGGGTAAAGATTATTTTTTCTATATCCGGGCCGTGAACCAGGTCGGGAAATCGGCGTTCGTGGAGGCTAAAGGCCAGGCCAGCAACGATGCGGCGGGTTACCTGGATTTCTTCAAAGGGGAAATTACCGAAAGCCATCTGGGGAAAGAGCTGCTGGAGAAGGTGGAGCTGACGGAAGACAACGCCAGCCGGCTGGATGAGTTTTCGAAAGAATGGCAGGACGCGAACGGCAAATGGAATGCCATGTGGGGCGTGAAGATAGAGCAGACCAAAGACGGGAAACACTATGTGGCTGGTCTGGGCCTGAGCATGGAGGACACGGAAGAAGGGAAGGTAAGCCAGTTCCTGGTGGCATCAAACCGTATCGCGTTTATCGACCCGGCAAACGGCAATGAGACCCCGATGTTTGTGGCTCAGGGGAATCAGATATTTATGAACGAAGTGTTCCTCAAGTATCTGACGGCTCCCACTATCACCAGCGGCGGGAACCCGCCGACCTTTATGCTAACGCCTGACGGCAGGCTGACCGCCCGTAATGCGGATATCAGCGGCCATATCAGTGCGAACTCTGGTGCTCTCAACAATGTGACGATTGAGGAAAACTGCACCATAAAGGGGACGATGAGGGCAGAGAAGATTGTCGGCGATATCGTTAAAGCAGTTGGGCGGGCTTTCCCTGGAATTCCGGGTTTTCCGAATGGAACCCTCACGGTCCAGATACAGGATGATCACGATTTTGATCGGCAGATAATTATTCCCCCCATCACTTTTGCAGGAGCAAGTGGGCAATCAGCCACAAGTAATGACCGGTGGACAGATTGTGGGCTTGTTGTGAAGCACAACGGCAGAGAGATATACAACGCATATCCCGCAATTCCAACGAAATCATTCAGTACAGTCATTGATATGCCTGCCGGAGCTGGAAATGTGACCCTGAGTTTTACGGTTTCATCTAAGGGTAATGGTGGTGGTGGTGATAGCCCGGCTTTTATCAGTAACCTGCTGGTCATGGTGGTGAAGAAGAACAGCACAGGCATCAGCATTTACTGATGACTGAATCCCAAAACGAGCGCTCATTCGGGCGTTTTTTTTATGGAGGAATTATGGCAGTACTTATCTCTGGCGTATTAAAAGACGGAGCGGGGAAACCGGTACAGGACTGCATCATCCAACTGAATGCGAAGAAAACCAGCGCGACCGTTGTTGTGGAGGTTATGTCATCCTCTGTTACGGACGCGAACGGCCATTACAGCATTGAGGCTGAACCGGGTTATTACAGTGTGTCATTGCAGCGGGAAGGTTTTCCTCCCTCAGTGGCTGGCGATATTTACGTGGCCCCGACCGATACGCCGGATACCCTGAATGCGTTTCTCGATGCGCCAAAGGACGCGGACCTTCGTCCGGAGGTGATGAAACGTTTTGAGGAAATGGTAAACCGCGTAGTGGATTTGAGCGGTGCAACAGAGAAGGATAGGGAACGAGTCGAACAGGCCGCACAGTCAGCGGAACAGAGTAAAGACGCGACAGCGTTGTCTGCAACTGCTGCGGCAGAGTCACAGCGCCAGGCGGCACTCTCTGCGGGTGCTGCTGATGATTCTGCCCGGTCTGCTGCAGATAATGCCCGACAGACCGCGCAGAGCGTTCTGGCCAGCAGTGCAGATGCTGACAGTGCGGCAAAGTCGGCACAGACAGCGACGGAACAGGCCGGAAAGGCAAAGATCGCCGCTGATGCGGCACAGAAAGCGCAGCAGGAGGCAGGCGCTTTGGCACAGTCTGCAGCAGGGAGTGCCGGAAGTGCATCTGCGTCAGCACAGACAGCGGGTGAGCATGCCGGTAATGCAGCCGCATCTGAAACCTCAGTGCGTGAAAACGTCCTCACGGCTATAAAGGCTGCAGAACAGGGGGATAACAGCGCTGCAGCTGCAGCGCTAAGTGAACAGCATGCCAGGGAGTTCTGTGAAAAGGCTGCTAAATCAGAGACTGAGGCAGCAGGCAGTGCACAATCGGCTTCCTTAAGTGAAGCATCAGCATTGCAGGCTGCGAAAACTGCTGAGAATCAACAAAATGCAGCCACTGAGAGTGCCACTCGCGCAGAGCAGGCCAGAGATGAGGCCCTGACGCTGCGCGATGAAGCTCAGGAAGACGCCCTGAATGCCCGGAACAGCGCACAGGCTGCTGCTGCCAGTGAGAAAGAAAGTGGACAGGCAAGGAATGAAGCACAGCTCCTTGCTGAACAGGCCAGAAGTGCAGCCTCAAAAGCCGCCGCTGATACCATTAAAGAGATACAGGAAAGTGAAGACCTCAGTGGTCCGCCAGGTCCGCAGGGGCCAGCAGGTGCAAAAGGTGAAAAGGGTGACAAGGGAGACATCGGGTTAACGGGGGCAACAGGACCAATTGGCCCTGCTGGTCCGCAAGGACAGGCAGGTGCAAAAGGCGAAAAGGGTGACAAGGGAGACACCGGGCTAACGGGGTCTACAGGACCAATAGGCCCTGCAGGTCCGCAGGGGCCAGCAGGTGCAAAAGGTGAAAAGGGTGATACCGGATTAACGGGGGCAACAGGACCAACTGGCCCTGCAGGTCCGCAGGGACCGGCAGGTGTAAAAGGGGATAAGGGAGATAAAGGGGATACCGGGTTAACAGGACCACAGGGACCACAAGGACCTGCAGGCGCTAAGGGTGCAACAGGAGCTACTGGACCACAAGGACCAGTAGGTGCAAAGGGAGCAACAGGCGCTACGGGACCGCAAGGGCCGCAGGGACCAGCAGGCGCACCAGCGGGTGCTCTTCATGCTGTAGGTTCGTTTGCGCTGGCATATATGAGTGTTGGAGCACCTCTTGCCCCAGGCGCAACCGTTGCAGGGGGGAGTCTCAAGGCTTGCGGCATTATTTTTCCACCGGATCGTTATAGTACATACACTATTGATGCCTACAGGTCGGGTGTTCAATATGGGCCTTACCCTCTTCCGGGGACGTGGCGAGCTTGCGGCATTATCTCAAACCAGTGGCCAAACGGTACTACTTCGCATTATGTAGGTCTTTTTCAGCGAATTTCATAAAAGGAGATTGTATGAACATTGAGGGCATTCAGGCTCCTGAGTGGGCGAATAAAGAACATACAGCGATTAACTGCAGGGTTAAATTTGCAGAGTTTGATGAGTTTCTGCCGTTCACTGCATGTCAGAACGATAATGAGGAGCATGGCAGGCGAATTTACAGTGAACTTGAATCCGGAAAGTATGGTCCTGTCACCCCTTTTATTGTGACTGACAAAATGGTGGATAATTCACGCAACCAGAAGTTGGCTGAAATCAGCAACTGGCGGGATGCACAGGAAAACGCAAATATTATTTTTGAACTGGATGGTCATCGCTGGGATGGCGGAAAAGCCTCACAAGAACGGCTTGCTCCAGTTGTGGCAGTTGCGGGTTCAGGGGGGCTGCCGGAAGGGTTCTTCTGGACCGATGCGGATAATCACGATATTCCGGTGAATGCGGCGTTCCTGAAGCAACTGGAAGCGGCAATGGTGCAGGCGGTGGTGATACAGGGTTTTAAAATCCACGAACGGCAGCGGCAAATGAAAGAAAAGGTGGTGATGCTGAAGAGTCTGGATGAGATAGCGCAGTACAGGGTTGGCTGGCCGGAGGGCGATGGATGA